ATTGCCTAAACCTTTAGATAGCTCATTTTTTGTCCAGCTAATAACTAGATCAGGTGTTAGATCAGCAAATGGGATGATGTTATCCTCAGGCTGCTCTAGACCAATACTGCCATATGCACTAGCAGAGTAGATGCCGTCGTTAGCAGCGATCGTGTAATGGGCGGTGTACACAATCCCGTCACTAACTGTGCGTTCTAATTGTGCAATGTCCCAGGTGAATGCGGTTGTCATAACGAATGAGATTTACAGGTTGATTGTAGCAAACCCGTGGAAATCCACGGGGTTATTAGTGGCGTTGACTACTGGACCTAAAGAACTGCAAGCACAAAAGCCAGCAATTCGTCGTATCGGATGCCAAGTCGTGAAACTTGTATTGCGTTAGGCGTATCTTTTGTGTAAAACCCTTCATCTTCACTGCGTGCTTCTCCGTCAACTTCATACCAAGTATCAGAGCAAAACAGAGAGTATTTACTTGCGTCTAATCCTTCGGCAACAAATGCCGCTTGAACATCTTGCGCAATTACACCAACATGGATTCTTGCGCCATCGCCTTTCTCTGCAACAGAGTCATTGAATTTATATGCTCTAATCAAACCTTTAATAGATTGTGCTACTGCTTTCTCGGCATCACTTAAAGTGCGAATTTGTTGTTTTGTATTTGCATCAGAAGTGTTGATTGTTCCATTAGTGGCGTAAATAGTTGTCCATTTGTAAGATGGGTTACCGAGTTTTTGACTATTATCAGGATAAGGGAAGAAACCAGTTGAATCGTCATAGAAATAGTAACTACCACTACCACTTGTAACTTTAGGAGTTAGTTGGAAATATCCTGTGTTTGGTAGCCATGCACCTTGACCAATGTGTACCACACCTGTCGAATCGATTCTCATCCGCTCCGTAGGACTAGCGTTTGCCGTACCACTATTAGTGGAAAACACTAGGCGGCCTGGCATTACGTTAGCGGCAGGGGCGCCGTCTATTTCTCCAGTAATGTTTGCAGCATCAATTAAATCACTGCCGTCTGCACCTTGGAAGGTGATATATCCACATCGAGTCCCATTACTAACTATTGTTTTTGAATTAACCGTAGCTCCATTAGACCTACCTAAAATAAGTACAGGTGACTCAATAAGCGTAGCATTGTTGTTATTAACAATAGAGACACAAGCTCTGTCGACAGCACCACTGGAGTTGATACCTTCGACTTGAAGCATTGCAGTCAAGCTATTATTAAAATAATCCGTTCGCGCAGAAGTCGTGCCAACTAAGAGCCTGCCGCTGGAGTCGATGGCGACCCTAGGCGAGTTCGTTGTATAAAACTCAATCGGGGCTGCTTCTTGCGTTGTAAAATTTAATGCCCCAGTACCGCGATGTTTTAGCTCTGATGTAGCATTAGCGCCTGTATTATTACGAATAATCCGTAAACCATAATCGGTATAAGTTGTGTCGGCAACAATATCAATATATGAGGTGCGGTTGCCGGTTGCACCTTCACCAATTTCTAAAAACGCATCTGTTGCGTCATCGGCACCTACCCGCGTAGGGCCTGCTACATGCAAAGCTTTTTGGGGGTTTGCCGTTTTTATCCCAACAGCTTGCGTAGATGTACAAGTAATTGCATATTGACCGCCAGTTGCAATTGCTAAGGAGTTGCCGCCTTGAGGACAAAAAATTCCAGTATCGCTATCATTCAGGAAACTAACGCTAGGCGCTTGTAATGTCCCCAGCGGTATGGCTGCCGTTTCCAGCTTGGCAGTATTTAGGTTAGTAAAATTAGTATCAACTTCCGTGTGCGTTAACGGTGAGCCTTTACCTGCGCGTGTGACAATTGTGGTCATGGGTTAATTGGGGTTCCTATAGGACAGTATAACCGGCATCACAATAGCCAGCTACGTCAAAGTATTGCAGGTTTACAAATATAACTGGTGCTGATCTAGCTGTGCCAATATCAGACGCAATAAGATACCTATACTCTAAGCTGCGGCTTAGTAAAATAGTAGTGGTTACGATAGGAGCTAACATTAATCTCTAGATACAGTTGCCGTAACCGTAAAACTGCCTTTAGCGTAAAAATAGCTGCTAACGTTGGGCACTTTCAGTTTTAAGTCCCATAAATAAACCCCAGCCGCTAAGGCTGCTGTAGTCGCTGCTGTTAATGATAAATTAAGCTTACCCGTAACAGCACTTGTGACAGTACAAACTAAAGAGCCAATTAACGCCCCGCCAAATTCGCTTCTTATGTCAGCGTCAAAAGTATAGCCAGTTAAATTAAGTATCTTACCAATTTCATAAGTTGCAGCAGTATCAAGTATTGTAAAATCTACTTCTGAACCTCCGGCGCTAGTGCTAATTTTAAATGCACCAGTTGTAAAGCCATCAGCTAATACAAAATAATTCTCAGTTGCTTGGATGCCGCATGGCAGCCTGCCGCCACTAACAGCAAAGGCTACGCGATCACCAGCTACTAAGCCATGACATGCGCTTGTGATTACATTAGTAGCATCATTTAATGTTGCAGCTTTAGCTGCTTCTGTTATTACAAGATCCTGCTCGAATGTACTGTCTTGCAGTACTGTTAGGTTAAGGGTTGATGGGTAGATCATGGGTTCATTCTAGCCATTAGAACTTGATGCAGGCTAGCAATGCCACGTTACGTGGTCTGGTCTCGGCGCCACCGGCTGGGGATGGCCCGCCAGTTGTATATGTAAGATTTACTACGGCAGGGTTATTTTCATATTGCTCGGATTGTTGGTTATACGCTTGAGTCCATCCCGCCCCATAAGTTAAGGTGCCTTGACTGCCCCCTCCATAGGCAGTAACTGCAGAACTATGGGTATGGCTTAATAAATTAGTGTCTGCCGCCTGCGCACTACCAAATGCACGACCTGTATCTACTGCACGGTCATCTGCCCAACCACGTATAAACTCACCACGCAGATCAGGCAAGTTAAATGTAGTGGTGCCATCACCAGCGCCATAGGTAGTGCCGGTAACAGCAAATAAAGCAGCAAAGGTGGTGCGACTGACCGCAGCACCATTAGCTTTTAGGAATCCAGTTGGGGCGGTATTAGCAGCAAAATAAAATACGGCGCCAGTTGGTACACCACCAATGGTTGCAAATGCAAGAGCGCCTGAGCCATTAGTAGTTAATGCCTGGCCGCTGCTGCCATCTGCTGCCGGTAGGGTCAATGTCAGGTTTGATGCAACTGTTGCTGGTGCCTGCAACGCAACGTAATTACTGCTATCAGCATCAGCAAACCTTATATCTGATTGCGCATTCAGCGTTATGTTGCCGGTAACGGTGCCACCAGCTAATGGTAAATAGCTTGACACCACAAATGCCGTTGTTGCTATCTGCGTGGTGTTAGTGCCTGCTGCTGCTGTTGGTGCTGATGGTGTACCAGTAAAAGTAGGGCTTGCTAATGCGGCCAGACCCCAGTTGGTTGCGCCTAACGTACCAATTGTTACCCAGCCGCTATTACCCGCATTGCGCTGTTTTACTAGGTTATTGGTTGTATCAGCATATAACTGATAGGCGTACATGACAGCCGGATCTGATGATCCGCTATTAACGCTGACAATAGCAGCCAGCGCATTGTTTAGGTCAGATCTAAATGCTGACCCTGACTGGTTGCCAATGTCATAATCATGCTGGGCCACTAGATCACACCTCCATATCCCACCGCAGTATAGGTGAAACTACGCGCAATAAAGCTGGCACCCTGTTTAAAGGCAACTGTAAAGCCGGTTCTGGTAACGCTTGTGATTGTATAATCCTCATTATATAACAAATCATATGGTGTAATAAGAACAGATGGCGCCGAATAAAATGCTTTTGTATATGTCACATTATAAGCAGCAGCGCCTGTTGTTAAAATAGCTGATACCTCAACACGTTGCTGCAATTCAACTAAAACACCAAGTTGCGATATTTGTATGTTTTGCGCAACATCTTCGCTGGACGCAATAATTTTAAACTGAAATCCACGGCCACGTACTATAGCATTACTAAACTCACGCCAACTACTCCATACCGGTGAACTTGCTGGATCTTCAGTCGCATAGCGTACGTACATAGCAACATCAACTCTATCGACAACATCGCCATCAATTGTTTCCCATGTATCAATTAATGCAGTCTGGCTATCCCATAAAGTGATTGCGCTATAACCTGCTGATGCAATACGCCTTTGGATATTTACATCATAAGTAGCGCCAAGGTCTAATGGATTGTTGTTGTTTAAACCTAAATTAAATTCACCGGTTAAACCTACGGAATAACCGCTTTCTACGTAACCATCTACAACATACAAAAGGCTTAACTCAGTAATTATCAACGCATCATATCCCGCATTATAATTCATATTTACAGCGCTGCTGCCAGTACCAGCAAAATTTGAATCTTCTTCATTTACATTGCTAATTGTTAGTCGTGGTTGCTGTATTGTTAGGTCAGCCGTAATAACTGTTGCATCAACACTACGCCTGCCGCCATCATCTTCAAATTTAAGTAAGTAGCTGCCATTTAATAATGGCACTTGCTTTTGTGTTTGGCTGCCAGCAGCCGCCGCAACAATTTCTTGTGATTCACCCCATGTTGCGTTTTCTGTTGCCTTGCTATGCCGTATTAATACTTTACCGCCTACCAATACATCAAGTTCACTGCTGCGCGTCCAACTTAAAATTGCACTTGATTCATTGATTGGTATCAACGATACGCCAATTACATTTGCTGGTAATGCGGTCTTGCCAACTGTTGTAACAGTTAATTCTGCATAATCAGTTGATGGTATCCGCAATGGGTTTAAGCTATAAACACGGATATAATAAGTATCAATATCAGCTTCTAAGATTTCATATTGTGCGCTTACGGTATCAACTAAATTCCAATTGCCGTCGCCGCGTTTCCATTGCACACGATATTCGCTTACGCCGCGCACTGGCTGCCACCGAACAACTATTTTTGACGTTGCTCTATTGTTTGTAGCATAAAACACTTCTTCGTAGTTAATGCCAACTGGTATCTCAGGGCTAATTTCAGTAACTGATATATTTGGATTTTGCAATGGTCTATTCTGTTCTACATACGCATATTTACTAGGATTATGAGCTAATGCTGTAATTTGATATTCAGCACCTTCGCTTTCAGTTACAGTAAGCACCCGCCATGTTGTAGCTTCTACATCTGTATTTTGCAACATCCATACACTACCAACATTTGGCGTAGTTGAATATGCTGTTGATACTGTAATAACAGCACCTACAACAGTTGTAATAGTGCGTTCTTCAATGCTGCCATCAGGCATAATAACAGTTAGCTTTGCATTAAATAAATCAGTTACATCTGTCTGGTCTGTGTTATCTATTGTAATTTGTGTTGTTGTTGCGGCATTAATACGACCAGCGCGTCTGATGCCTGCTTTTAATGGGTCTGCAATCTTTATTACCTGCCCTGGCCTTACAACAACACCAGATTCAATGCTACATGTAAATGTAACAACTTCTGTTTCATTAGCCTCGGAATACAATACCCATGCGCCCAGCCTTGCTGCTTGGCCGCGACTGGTGCAGGCAAATGCACGCAATTCTGTCTTGCTAACTCCATATTTACTGATACCAGCCGCATCTTCCACTATCTCATATGCTATATCTTGCGTTTGTGTATCTAGGTAAGTAACAACTGCAACTGTATGTCTAGTTTTAAGGCTGCTACCGCTATAGGTAAATCCAGCTTCTGTTACATTAGCCATTGTAAATAGATAAGACGCATCCCGTGGTGCATCTTGCGATATAGTCAACGCGCCAGTTGCCCAGTAGGGCATAACACGCATTACGCTGGATAGATCATTGATTAATTTGTATGCATCATCTTGGTTTTGGATTAATACATTACAACTAAAACGTGGTTCGTTGCCACCTAAGCCATTTGATACTAAAGCTGATGCATAAGCTGATGCAGCATAAAAAGCTGGCTTATCAAGTTGCGAGTCAGTTATATGTTGCCCAAAGGAATATCTAGTGTTAGTAAGCAGGTCAAACAAAATCCATGCTGGATCTGATGTCCATACACGCGCATTCTCGGCTGTTAGCGTGCCATTAAATGTGTAGCCGTCAGGATAGATAATACGGCCATTGGCTTGGTCTATTGTGACGCCTGTTGGCACACGCACCTTAACGCCACGAATGCGATAGGCGCGACTTGGTAATGAGCTAAATTGTTGCGCATTAAATTTAATAGCAACAATTGCGCTGTTCGGGTATGTAAGTTTTTGATATACCAATTCTTGGTAATACGTCCATAGAAACGCATTAACCAACGTAGCGGAATCAGCACTGTCGGCTGTCAATCTTGTTATTTTAATATCTACTGAGCCCGTCCATCCAGTGGCAAAATCAACTCTATAATCACGCTGGTAAGAATCAGCAGTGCGCCCGCTGACTGTCTCAGTTGCTACAGTAGTATATGCGCCACCATTATATGAAAGCGCAATTGTGAATGAAAAGCTAGCGCCTAATATATCCCCCTGTGTGTTAAATTCTTGCAACGCTGGCACTGTAATAGTAATAACAACACCGTTTACGTTGACATCGTCTACTCTTCTTACGACGGGCACAGCTTGTAGCACTGGGGTCGATTGAACGTTGACAGGCTCGCTTATATCGCCATAACCCTGGATATATGTTTGCGCTTGTGTGCCATAACGCGGCTCAATGGTTACATCCTGAAAATTGTAATCAACTAATTGCACATTACTTAAATCAGCACTAGCTCTTAAAATAGGCGTTTTATTAAGATAAATATCCTTTAAAGCCGCAATATTATATGCGCTAGTGCCCTTGGTTAGCCCAGCCGCTGACGGGAAACCTTCAATTTCGCCTTCACTAAGCAAATCAATAAATGTAGCGTATTGCGTGCTAGCTAAACTGTCTGCTGTGCGTGTCGGCGTGCGTGGTCTATTAGCTTCAGCTAATTGATTTTGCTTAAGCTGATTTACATAATTAATTTGCTCTTGGCCTTTTAATAAAGATGCATATTGATATTCGGCTGGTAAAGCTTGAAAATTTTGAATCGTCGGATCCCATAGACCTTGCTCAAAAAACGCGCTGCCGGGCATTACACTACCTCCAAGGTTGATATATTGGCTGATATAACAACTGATCCAACAATCGTCTCACCATAAATAATAGGTACTGGTGTACCTTGCACTGATGTATTTTGAATGCCGCTAAAGCTATAAGATTTTTGTGGGTCCATCTCTGTTTCACGCATTGTTGATGGCGACGATGTTGCAGTGCCATTACCTATTGATGGCGGTGCAATACGTGGCACTGGTGTCAGCATCTGCGACACACCACCTAATGCCATTGATATGCCAATCCCAGCCAATACGCTACTGACAGCCACCGGTGCTGCCAAGCCTAATAAACCAATTGATGCGCCACCAGTAAAAAATGCAGCACCTATTAATAATGCACCAACAATAACTTTACCCACGCCACTACCAAATACTTGTTTCCAAGTAATCCCGCCGGCTACTACCGGAATTATGCGGATAACATTTTGGCCTACAGGGTGATTGATTTCATCTTCGCCGATGTTATACGATCCAACTAGAACACGATAATCATATTGAGCCATATGCGCTTCTAACCCAGCAAAATTTACCAGTAAATACCTAACCGCTTCTGCTACATCACGCGCCTCAGCCATGAATGATCGCACACCCATGAACTTAGCCAGTTCACCATAAACACGGATTTCGCGTAGCATCGTCATCTCACTGCTTTCACCAGCTTACTTGGTTCACAATAATTCCAGCTACCATCAGCAGGATTAACGATATGCCATGGCAATTGGCTGCGTTCGCAAAACTGGCGATCCATTGCACTAGGCTCTGGTGATTGGTTTGGATGGCTATGTACTATCGCAATAATATCTGCTTGATCCTCAGCTTTTGCCCAGTCGGCTGGATGAATAATAAAATGATCGGTATCATCGGCAAGATTACGGCAAGCGACGTATATCGTATCGCCAGCAACATCAATAAGCAAACCGCAGGATTCATTTGGGGCCATAAGCTTCGCGTGGCTAATAGCTGCTTCACGCCATGTCATTGCGCAAACAAACCAACACCAGGAAATGATCCAAACGGTAACTGAGCTGTAACGCCAAATCTAGTAGCGCAACTGGTCAATCTCTTGCCGCATACATCAGCAGCGGCAGAACCAACTGGATTATCATTAGCGTCATAATATGTAGCTGCTGTATAACTGCATTCAGTTGAGCGGTATACCCATTGGCATAAGTTGGCGATACATTGCCGCTTTGGTGCCCTTACACCGACTAAATCAAATGCCGCCGCTAACTCCCATTCGACGAATTGCCGCGATTCTATTACTTTACGATCAAGATAATAAATTTCCCTAGGAAACTCAGCAGTTGGATCAGCGCCAGCATTACCTGCTGTAAAATTAGCAGCATCAAGATAACGCGCTAAAGTGCGAATCCTAATAAATTTAGCGCCATTCAAATCATTACCTGCGTTCATTTCGTTTACCGTAAGCAATATGCTTGTGACAAACCGCAATGCATTGCTTACCCGTAGTGTTGGCCTTGGCAATTGACCATTACCGTTATATTCAAACCCTGTAGCCTCAACCGGGAAAGCAGTGTAAGTATTCCCGTCCCATATAATATTGCCATTATTTACTTCATTAGTGCCAGAATGAAACCTAAATATAGTATCGGCACCATGAATAGCAGTAACTAAGTGCAATTCATATAATTCAATAATTGCTGATGGCGCCAGCTTTTGTAGCTCAGATACTGGTACACTCATGGCTCTGCTACCTGCTCAAATGTTGCCTGCACTGAATTATTATTATAACTTTCTAGCGTCCTGCTCCATTCGCGGCATACCCATTTGCTGCCGCCGCCCGATGGTGGTGTCCAGTCAAATGATTCAACACCAGCCCGTGCATTAAGGAATGATTCAATCGCATCTGCATCAGTATTAGTACGATTTCTAAAAGTTAAAGACCAGCTTTTTAGATTTTGATTAATACCAAACGCTTGCCGTTTTTCGTAACCGTCACCAAATTTAACTACTGTAACTGATGGCTTACTGCTAACCGCAGCACCAAAATCTGATACGTATGTAAATGTTGGCATTAGGCTAGCAGTCCTCCAGGTCTACGTTGTTTGATCAGTTCAGCTTGCACCGCAGCGCTAAGGGCTTTACCTAATTGCTCGCCGCGTGGGGCATCACCTTGAGCGCTGGTGCCGCCTGCATCTACATTAACCACAACATTAGTGGTGCCGCCACCGCCTGCAACACCTAGGTTACCATCACGGCCACGACGTAATGGCATGATCGCTTCTGGCCCTGCCTCACCCATAAGGCCAATGCCTTTAGCAAATGGGAATAACGTTGGCTTATCTACAATGCCGCCACGCGCAAAAGCTTGAATGCCGTTTTGGGCATAAAGGTTGCCTTTGGCATTATTGACGTACTTAAACATATCGGTTGGTGCCAGTGTCCCACCGCCACCGCCACCGCCAAATAGGCCGCCGATGCCTTGCAGGATAGGCCGCAATATTAATTGTTGTGTTGCAATGCGTATCATATCTTTAATTATTGAATTAGCAAAATCATTAAAATTCATCTTACCTGTTGTTACTAATTCTGCAATGCCATCTGATAAACCTTGAAATGCATTCTGTGTTAATTGTGATACATTCTCACTCATTGTGCCAATGCTAGTAAGAAAACTTTCAACGCCATTCTTGAAGCCCTGCCCTACATCAGCCGCATTCAATTCATCTGTTGAACGCTTTAATGCGCGTATAGCCTCGGCTGCTTGCAATGCTTTATTTAATTCTTTATCTAAATCTTGAATACGTTGACTTGCTTCTTTGCCTGTAATCCCTTCTTTTGTTAAATCTTCTTCTAACGTTGAAGCTCTTTTTCCATATCTTTGCCGAATTCCAAGATCTTGCAATTCGGCTTCTAATGCACGCGGATCACGGCGATAACGCAATTTTAGATTTGCAATTGCTAATTCTTGTTGCTCGGCATCACCAAGCATTTGGATTTCTTTGTCTAGTTGAGTTAAATATTTTTCTTTTTCTTCTCTGCGGTTTTTTTCAGTTTTCAAGAAATCACTATTTATAGACTGCTCTTTAGTTTTTAAATCTAAAATTAATTTTTGATTGTCGCTAAGCCCTTCGTTTTCAACATTTTGCAATTCTAAATTTCTTGCTGTTGCGTCTTCTATGGTTCTTGCTTTTTCTTTTGCATTAACGTATTTGAGCGTAAGATTAATTCTATCTTTTTCATTTTCTAAAAATACAACATCTAGCTGGTTGCGTAAAATTAATTTATTGATTTCTAGCTCATTTGTTTTAGTGCGTTGCGCTTCAAATGCAACAGATTCTGCTTTTAATGAATTAATTACTTCTAATGCATGTATTTGTCTAGCATCTGCTTCTTTTTGATTGTTATTTGCTATTTGCTTGTACCTGTTTTCTGCTTGCCTGCGCTTTTCTTCATCGCCACCACCGCCACCCTGACGAACTTCGTTGGCTAAATTAGCCATTTCTTGATTAACAGTACCTGCACCTGGCGCTCTTAATTGTTGCTGCCTTGGTTTTTTTAATCGCTCAGGCACTGGTGGGCCAATAATGCCAGTTTTAGGATCAAGCAATATCTCAGATTGTGGAGTTGATGGACTAGGTGTTCGCAAATATCCGCCTGATATAAAACTACCTTCTACCCCTTCAAATTGCGGCACATTTTTTATAAAATTTTTAAACTCTGGAGATTGAGATAATTTTATAAATTCTGTTATTTTTGTGACCATTTGCGTAATAACCGGCAAAAATGTTTTGCCCATTGTGGCGCTCAAGTCTTTTGTCGCGTTGTCAAATTGCTTAAACGGATCTTTTGCTTCTTTTGCTGCCTTTGCTGCTGCACCTAATTTTTTTTCTTGATTATCTAAAAAATCATTAAAGCGGCCCATGTTAGGGCCAGTTAATTTTAATATCGCATTAAAGCCATCAATATCCCCAAACAATATACTAAGCGCTTCTGCACTGCCATCTGTTTTATCAGTTGCATCTTTTAGGAATCCCGCCCAACCTTTAGTTTGTATTGCAGCAAGACTAAATTCTAATCCTATTTTTTTTGCTAATTCACGCGCTTGATCAGTTGGTTTTATTACATTAATTAATGCTTGACGTAGGCCAGACATTGCCGTTTCTGCTGGTACGCCAGTTGCTGTAATAGCAGCAACAGATGCATTCATTTCTTCAACCGATAACCCAGCCGCCGCTGCAACAGATGCTACTTTTGCAATTTGATCAGCATATTGACTTACAACTATTTTGCCATCATTTTGCGTTTGTATCATCCCATCTACAATTTGATTTGCATTATCAGCGCTTAGCGAAAATGAATTTAGAATTGTAGTTGTTGCATCAGCAACAGTTTTAATGTCACTAAATCCGCCTGTAGCGGCTAATGTGCTGGCTTTTAATATGCTTAAAACATCAGACTGTTTAGTGTAGCCAGAACTTAAAATTTCATACGCTGCACTTGCTGATTCCGCTGAACTTGTCAAAAATCCTTGTTCTGCAACTAATGATCTAATTGCATTGGTAAGCCCAGATGATTGCACTGTTAACGTCGCCAGCTTACGTTGCTGGTCATCTAATTCTTTGGCGGCATCAAATGATGCTTTACCTACTGCACCAGTTACAGCCAACCCAGCAACAACGGCCATGCCTACTGGACTTGTTGATGCTAATACGCCAGCACCAGCGCCTAATGCTGCTGTTGCGCCGCCGCCTGATGCAAGCGCCCCACCTGCTGCGCCAATTGCTTGCCTGCCTACATTTACCTTATTGCTAACACGATCCAATCCTTGTAGCTTGCTTTCTAATCCTTTTATTTCATTTCCTAGCCTGCGATATGCTTGACTATTAATGTCAACATTATCACGTAAACTTTTTAATGCACCAATATGAGTACGCAATCCATTAGTAGTATTGCCCGCTTCGCGAGCCATGCGGTTAATATCAATATTAGCTTGGCCAAGTGATTGCTTGGTAATATTGCTTTGTTGGCTTAATGATTGCAGTTGCCGTTTTAATTGATCTAGCCCGCTGCCATCTAGCTTAGTGGTAAATGTAATTGCAGTGTTTAATGTCATTTATTCATCGCTCCTAATGCAGCAGC